ATTAACTTATCCCTTGGGTCTGGAGGTTTGGGTAAATTAAATATAGAATATAAAGGGTTTAAATTTGCTCTTAAAGAAGAAAATGATTCTAAATTTGTAGTACAAGGAAATAAACGTAAATACGCCACAGCTATTAATAGAGATGGTAATGAAGTATTACAATCATCACGTTCTTTCACACTAGATCCCGATATTCTTATTGAAGAACTTAAATTAATCATAGATCAACGAAATCTTAAAGCTTAATATTTATTATTATGGATGCTAAACAATTCAAATCAGTTATTAAAGAAGCAGTTCGTGAAGCAGTTCGCGAAGAAATTGGCTTAATGTTATTGGAACAATTAAAAAGTGGAAATGCTGTACAAACTCAACCACTTACTGAAAATCGCTCATTATCCTTTGATAGTGGGGATGTTCATAGTGTTGGAATGAGATCACAAGTAGGTAATAAAATGGCCGAAATGTTCGGAATGCCTGCAGGTGCTAAACCTCAATCAAACCTACAAGTAATTCCAAACAGCGATAACCCATTTGCTGCTTTTATTAATGATACTGCTAATAATCTTAGCCCTCAAGAAATGAGACAAATGATGCAACAAGGATAACAATGCCTATACCACAAACATATCGTGTTGATCCTAGAGATTTGCAAAAAAATATTGCAATAGGAGTATGTCTACCTTTTAATACTCCCTCAGCTTTTAGAAGCAGCCATAGTACTAAAGAACAGATAAAATATAATTTAATTAACCTTTTATTAACTAATAAAGGTGAAAGAATTGAAAATCCTGAATTTGGTGCTGATATTAAAAGAGAACTATTTGAACAAATAGATGAAAATACTTTCGAGTCTCTTAAAAATAAAATAATAGATAATGTAAATGTATTTATACCAGAAGTTACATTAACTAATATTACAATAAATCCTCAAACAGATAATAATAAAGTAAATGTTAATATAGAATATTATGTTAATATTTCTGGGGAAAGTGAAAATTTAAATATTAATTTTGAATAATGGCTGAAAGTAAGAACATATCATATCTAAATAAAGATTTTAGTGATTTTAAAAGCACACTAATCAACTATGCTAAATCATATTTCCCAACAGCATATAATGATTTTTCAGAAGCATCACCAGGATTGATGTTTATTGAAATGGCTTCATATGTGGGGGATGTATTATCATTTTACGTTGATACTCAACTACAAGAAAATTTCTTATTATATACAAAAGAAAAAAGTAATGCTATTGCATTAGCTTATTCTTTAGGTTATCGACCTAAAGTATCATATGCTTCTCATGTTGAGTTAGAAATATCCCAATTAGTACCTGCTATAACTGATATACTTACAGGAACTCAAATACCAAATCCAGATTTTTGTATGGTACTCCCCGCTAATACCCCTATTAGTAGTATTAGTGGTGTTCAATTTATTATCTTAGATGAAGTTGATTTTTCAACAACCTCCAATAGAGAAGTTTCATTTTTCTCAAATTCAAACTTTTTATTAATTAAAAAAGTAAAAGCAATATCTGCTGAAGTTAAAACTGTTACTCATAATTTTGGTTTAACACCAACAAAATTTAATAGTTTTACAATAAATGATGAAAAAATATTACAGGTTTTAGAAGTAACAGATAGTGCTACTAATAAATGGTATGAAGTTCCTTATTTAGCACAAGAAAATATCATAAATAAAACAGTTAACTCATTATCTAATATTGATGGGGTTAATTATATTTTAAGCTATACCAAAACTCCTAGAAGATATGTAACCAGATTAGATTCAGATGGTACTTTAGAAATACAATTTGGAGCAGGAGTTAGAAGTGATGCTGATACTATTTTATTACCTAATCCGAACGATGCTGCATTAGGTACTGTTCAAGATATATATGATCCTTCCAACACATATAACAAAGCTGCTATATTTGTAACTAGAGAATATGGTTTAGCGCCAACAGGTATATTTACGATTAAATATTTAGTAGGTGGTGGTGTAAGTAGCAATGTTGAATCAAATACAATTGTTAGAAAAGATTTTACCATCAATGATATTACTTTTAAAGGAAGCATAACCCAACAAAATAAAAACGACTATTTCGATACATTAACTATAACCAACCCTTTCCCAGCTAGTGGGGGTAGAGATGGAGATACAGTTGAAGAAATTCGCCAAAATACATTACATGCTTTTACCGCTCAAAATAGAGCAGTAACTAAACAAGATTATATGTCTCGTATATTAAGTATGGATAGTGATTTTGGATCTGTAGCTAAAGTATACATTTCACAAGATGCTCAACTATCTCCAAACTCAGGAAATGATAGATTACTAGATAACAATCCATTAGCAATTAGTGCCTATGTGTTAGCATATAATGTTAATAAGAATGTTATATTAGCAAGTACTACACTTAAAAATAATATTAAAACACACTTATCAGAATATAAACTATTAACAGATTCTATTAATATAAAAAATGCTTACTACATTAATATTAGTGTAAATTTTGATATAACTGTAGCTACAGGATATAATAATAGAGATGTCATAACCAGTTGTTTAATAGCTCTTAAAGAACATTTTAATATAAGTAATTGGCAAATTAATCAACCAATTATTTTATCTGATATTAATTCTCTTTTATTACAAGTAAAAGGAGTACAATCAGTTGTTAAAGTAGAAATATCAAATAAACAAGGAGGTAATTATTCTCTTTATGGCTATGATATTAAGGGAGCTACAAAAAATGGAGTTATTTACCCATCATTAGATCCTGCAATATTTGAAGTAAGATATCCTGATGTTGATATTCAAGGAAGAGTAATAACCTTATAAACTAAAATAAAACATGAACCTAGAAAAATTAAAAGGACACATTCCAGAGGCTGTTATAGCCCAAATTCCAGGAGTTATGGAAAAATTCCAAATAAATACTCCATTACGTTTAGCTCATTTCTTAGCACAATGTGGTCATGAATCAGGTGGATTTAGACTAACTAAAGAAAATTTAAATTACTCTGCTAAAGGATTAATGGGTATCTTTAAAAAATACTTCCCAACTGAAGCTTTAGCAAACCAATATGCTCGTAACCCAGAAAAAATTGCTAATAAAGTATATGGTAATAGAATGGGTAATGGCCCCGAAGCATCTGGGGAAGGTTTTAAATATTGTGGTCGTGGTTATATTCAACTAACAGGTAAAGATAACTATACAGCATTCGGTAAAGCTATTAATGAAGATCTAACAAAGGACCCAACAGTTGTGGCTGGTAAACATGCTTTGCTATCAGCAGCGTGGTTCTTTAGCAAAAATGGTTTACATAAATTAGCAGATGGTGGTGCAACTGATGCAGTTGTTACACAAATTACTAAACGTGTTAATGGTGGAACTATTGGATTAGCAGATAGAATTAAACATTTTAAAGAATATCATGCATTATTAGCATAATATTTAAGATAACACATAATTAAATAGGAGTTTCCGGTTGCTATATTTATATGTAGCATAACCGGAAACTCTTTTACATGGCCGTATACAAATTATTCCCTGAAAAGGACGCAACAATTTTCTCATATTACCCTGCAACTAATACAGGGATAGACGAAATTCTAGAAATTAGTACATTTGAAAGTGCTATTGAAGGTACAAGAGAGTCTTCTAGATCTCTTATTAAATTTTCAACTAGCGAAATAGTTAATACTATCGCTAGTAAAGTATCTGGAAGTAACTATAAAGCATATTTAAAATTATACTTAGCAAACGCTTCTGAAATCCCTTCAGACTATACAATATTGTGTCAACCTTTATATGAATCTTGGGATGTTGGAACAGGTCGTCTATCAAATTCCCCTACTACAACAGATGGAGTAAGTTGGGATAATAGAACTTTAGCATATAATTGGTATAATGGGGGTGGTGATTATTATGGAACTCCAATGTCTTCTCAATCATTTACTAATAATGATGAAAAAGATATTGAAATGGATGTTACTTCAATTGTAACAGCATTTTATGCTTATGAAACAAATCCATTTGCTCCTGTAAGAATACAAAATGAAGGATTTATTCTAAAATACCCAGATAATGTTGAATTTTCAACAGGAAGCTCACCATTTGAATTAAAATATTTTTCTTCAGATACTCATACTATTTATCCTCCTTGTTTGGAAATTAGATGGGATGATAGTACATTCGTTACTGGTAGTTTAACTGTAACCAATAATCATAAAGCTGTTGTTTCCTTAAAAAATAATAAATCTGAATTTCAACAAGATTCAGTTAATAAATTTAGATTAGGGGTTAGAGATCAATATCCACCAAGAACATTTAATACAAATCAATTATATGTAACTAATACTAAATTATTGCCTAGTTCGTCATATTGGGCTATTAAAGATCTAGATACAGAGGAATGGGTAGTTGATTTTGACACTAATTACACTAAAATAAGTGCTGATCCAACTTCAAGTTTCTTTACAGTTCATATGAATGGATTACAACCTGAAAGATTTTATAAGATTTTAATTAAATCTGTAATTGATGGTTCAACTATTGTATTTGATGAAGATTATATTTTTAAAGTAGTTAGATAATGGCTAGATTAAGTATAAGTAGAAAGGTTTTATCAAAGGATCTAAATAAAGTTATAGATACTGAATTTAGACAGTTGTTACGTCCTCAAGAAACAACAGAATTTGCTATAGAAGATTTTTTTGCTTTATATGAAGATTTATTTTATCAAATTCCTAAAGAAGGAGATATTAATTCTCATACATATATTTTAAACAGAACTGTAGAATATTTGGGAGTT